TCCGTCAGTTAAAACTGAAGAGATTAGGCATGCCTACAATGAAGAAGCCACCCGCCAATCCGCCGAGCATTTTAGTTTTGATGATGAGCATATTACTCCCCGAGCCGCCCAAGCCATTGCATGGGTGGAAGAGCGGCGACATGTACTTGGCGAAGATGAAGAGTACAACGCAGCCCAAAAACAACTTGCTAAGGACGCCAAAAAAGCAGCCAAAGAAGCAAGTAAGTCACCAGTAGCAGAAGTCAAAGCACCACCTACTCCTGAAGAAAGAGGACAACTTACATTGTTCTAATTGTTATCGCAATAACAGTACTTTCTAGGCTCTGATAACCTTTCCTTCCCAGTAGAAGGAGAGAGTATGCGCCCGTCAGATGCCGCATTAATTACACAATATCTTACGAGACTTGCGCCCCGTGGTCACACAGAGGAGCAAGAGGTGCTACGGTTGATATCAGTTCTTGGAGGAATCCAGAAAATGTCACACAATAAGGAGCAGAAAGTTGAGCGAGTTAAGTAATGAATTGCTCTCGCGTGGTCCAATTAATTGGGGGTGTGGTATTGCCACTCTCAGGGACGAACTTCACGGAGATGAACTAACCGCACTAAATACTGCATTAGAAAGAATTATGACTGACCCCGGTAAGGGTAGGTCTAAGGTATATTCTTCTATGTGGTTAGCGAATGTGCTAGTTAAGCACGGACATCAAATTAGCCGAAGCACCATAGAACGACATATAAAGGGGAAGTGCAGTTGTGGCAAGCCTTAGTGATGATTTAGTAACACCCCCAGCAAAAGCAACATTAGGAAAGATTGCGGAACTTTTAAACCGCAATAACATTGATGTTGAAGAAGTGGGATCAATTAAGCGCGTATCCCTCTACCAGTCACTCACTAAGAATGACCTTGGTCAGGCTGAGGTTCATGACCTCATGGGTATCCAATTCAACCCCAAGTGGTCTGAAGGACCTGAGTGGCCCGTGGTACAACCAGGACCCTCAATCAAACTCCCAGTACGCAAAGTAATACAAAGTAATGCAGAGGGTTACAAAGTAGCCGTCATCCTCCCTGACATGCAGATTGGATACTACCGAAATGCTGATGGGAGTCTTGAACCCACCCATGACGAAGAGGCTCTCTCTATCTCCATGGCGATTATCAAGAAGTTGAACCCTGACCGAATCATCATGGTCGGTGACAACCTTGACTTTCCTGAGTTCGGTAAGTACCGTCTCAGCCCAGCATATGCAATTACCACTCAGGCGTCTATTGACCGCGCTACGACTCTGTGCGCTGAGTTACGAGCCGTCGCACCAAACGCCGTCATAGATTGGATTTCAGGTAACCATGAAGAACGCCTCGTCAACTTCATCTTGGACAATGCAAAGGTTTCGTTCGGCTTGCGTCGGGGGAACACTCCAGATTCTTGGCCTTGCCTTAGTGTGCCTTATCTATGTCGTTTCAATGATTACGGGGTTAATTATGTGGCTGGCTACCCTGCTGGACAAGTATGGATTAATCAAAGGCTCAAAGTCATCCACGGAAACAAGGTCAGGTCTAACGGTTCAACCGCCCACGCCTACCTCAACGACAGCAAGGTATCCGTCATCTACGGGCACATTCACCGTAGGGAATGGGCTGAACGGTCACGAGAAGACTGGGATGGGGCAAAGACCATCATGGCGGCGTCCCCAGGGACACTAGCCCGCTGTGACGGTGCCGTACCCAGCACTAAGGGCGGTATTGACCTAGACGGTCGCCCAATGACCATTGTGGAGGACTGGCAACAGGGTCTAGCGGTTGTATCTTATGAGGATGGTGAAGGCGCCTTTTGGTATGAACAGATACCTATCCATAATAAGACCGCTTTTTTCCGTGGTAAGGTTTACTCTCCGGAATGATTAGTGGGGGTCGTATGACTGATAAGGAAAACCTCAAAGCAGTTGTTGTTATTTGGGATGATGCCTTTGATGGTCCTGGTGGTTGGATTGATCCAGCCAAATACGAGCCACGCATTATTGACCCCATTACTATTGGCTGGGTTATAGATGAATATGCCGAGAAGTACCTGACCTTGTACTCGTCCTTCTATTATGACGATGATGGTATACTTATTTGTTCAAATCCTATGCATATTCCTCGTGGTATGATTAGGTCTATTACTCCCGTAAAGATAAAGAAGTCAGGGGACAGTTGATGGGTCTACGCCGTAGGAATAGAGGATCACGCGCTGATACTCGTCGTGGTGAATTGTCACCCGCTGAAATTGCAAAGCATGGGCCACAAAAGCCTGATGATGGGTTTTCTATACGCACATCTGGTCGTGGTGCAGGTGGTCCTGCTCGTAATGTTCTTTCTGTTGGTTATGCACCCGAATCAGGTCGTGGGGCTGAAGTGGCAGTAGACCCATCTGAACCTGCAACTACCCAACTTCTTGACTTTAACCGACGAAACGCAGATGTACTGGGTTCCCCAGGAGCAAATATGATTCAAGGTGGCTGGCATGACCCGTCAACTGGCATTGTCCAGCAAGATACCTCTGTAGCATTACCAAAAACTGCTGGTGGTCTTGAAGCCGCTATGCAAATTGGGGCATTGGGTCGTCAAGATTCCATAGGTAATGTTGGCCCTAATGCCAAAACCCCATATATCGGTGACATAAAAATTCCTACGCATCTACATCCAGAGCAATTTTGGCATGAGGGAACTTCACCCCTTGTGACAGACAAGGGCATTGACCCCACATCGGGACGACGCCGTGTAAGCATTCTTCCACCTCGTCAAGAAATGGTCGGCGTAGAAGCATCAATTTTAGCCGAACAACTCGGATTACCTAAGGATTAACCCCAATGCCCGTTGACTTTTGGTCACCATCCTATAGAGCATCATCCAGTGACCTCACGGTTTCTATCTCGCCTTTGGGCTTGGTGGAATTAGCCGATGAGGAATTTGAAGTACATGGACCGCGCCTAAACCGCTATTCATCGTGCTGGGCATGGTACCTCGGTCACCACTGGTCTTACCGTCGTGAGATGGGCGAACAGAACATCACGATGAACTATGTCCGCACCATGTCGGACTACATCACTAACTTCTGCTTTGGTAAGGGTATCCAGTTCAAAACGCCAGAACAGAACGCAGCCATCATTCCGCATTTGCTCCAAACAGTATGGGAACAACATAACTCTAAGCACTATGTCTTATGGGAAATGGGTCAATTGGCTGGAGTAACTGGTGACTGCTTTGTCAAGGTCGCTTACGAAGAGCCATTTATTGACTCTGCTGGTATTACCCATGCTGGTCGTATCCGTATTATCCCGCTAAACCCAGCACATTGTTTCCCCGAGTACCACCCACACGACCGTGATCGCATTTTGCGGTTCAAGTTGAAGTACCGCTTTTGGGGCACCAGCCCTGAGGGCACCCGTCAGGTGTACACCTTTACCGAAATTCTGACTGAGGATTCCGTAGAGCAGTACATTAATGATGAACTAATTGACCAGTACGACAATGCCATTGGTGTTATCCCGATTGTCCATATCCCTAACATGACTATCTCGTCATCACCATGGGGTCAGTCAGACATTTGGGACATCATCTCTCTGAACCGCGAACTAAACGAAAAGATGACCGAAGTATCGGACATTATTAACTACCACGCCGCCCCAGTCACTATCATCACTGGCGCTAAGGCAAGCCAGTTAGAGCGTGGACCTAAGAAGGTCTGGGCTGGTCTTCCTAAGGAAGCCAGTGTGTTCAACCTTGAATCCAGCGGAAACATGGCTGGTGCACTGGAATACATTCAGTTCATTAAGCGCGCCATGCACGAAATTACTGGCGTACCTGAGACAGCCTTAGGTCAGTTCCAACCCGTATCTAATACATCAGGCGTGGCATTGGCTATTCAATACCAGCCAATGATGAATAAGTACAACCAAAAGAAGATTCACTTCACTAAGGGTCTAGAAAAGATCAACGAAGTAATCATCCGTACTGCGGCTGTATTTGAACCGCAAATGCTCCAGTACAACCCAGGTCTTGGGGCAATGCCCGAGCCTGACCAGGCATATGAACTTGACCCCGCCGACCCGCTTACCTACCAAACCCAAGTCCACTGGCCTGAACCGTTACCCGTTGATGTTCTTATCAAACTTAACGAAGTTCAAGCCAAGATGGCTCTTGGTTTAGAATCCAAGGAAGGTGCATTGCGCGCTCTTGGTGAAGAGTTCCCACGAGAGAAATTGCTTGAAATCTTTGAGGAATTGCGTGACGACGCATTGGACCAAGGTGCACTAGATATGGTGCGCGCTCAAATACAACAGGCAGTAATGATTACTACTGGTATTTTCCCCGGACAAGGTGGAGAGAATAGTGTAGTATCTGATGGTGAAAACACAGCCGAAGGACAAGCAGGTCCTCCTATGGGAGAGATCGGTGACGCCGAAGGACAGATGATTAACAACATAATCCAACGAGCATACGGAGCAAGGCTTGCCCAGCGTCGTGTGCCCGACGAAGAATAAAACCGTTATTTAACAATTGCTAATAAAAGCCCAACAACAAAGAGGTAAGGAAAATGAGTAACGCCTTTAATGGTGACGGGATTATGATCCCCGTTGAAAGCACACCCCAAGAACAGCAAACCCCCAAGACTGAGGGTCGCGTGTTCTCTGAGACTGAGGTTGAAGCAATTCGCCGTCAGGAGAAAGACAAGTTGTACCGACGCGTTGAAGACGCTGACGGTCGTGTCAAGACCCTTGAGGAGCAATTGGGTATCATCTCTCAGGAGCGCGAAGCCGCTCGTAAAGAAGCCGATGAGCGCGCCAAGACTGAGGCTGAAATCCTCCGTCAGCGTGAGGTTCAAGAACTCAGCGCAAAGGAACTCCTCGCCAAGCGCGAAGATGAGTTCAACCAGCGCATTAACCAGGTTGAGCAGGAATGGCGTTCCAAGTTTGAAGACATGGAACAACAGCGCCAGGTGCAGGAAGCGCTTCTTGAAAAAGAACGCCGCATCCAGCAAATTGAGTCTTATCGTCAGCGTCGTTTGACGGAAGAGCAAGAAACAATTATCCCGGAATTGATTGACCTCATTGCGGGTAATAGTGAAGAAGATATTGAAAACAGTATTGCAGTACTTCGTGATCGTAGTAGTGCTATAATTGAATCAATCCAACAGGCGACCTCACAAAGTGGTCGTCTGCGGGGACCGCAGGTAACTGCGCCCCCGACTGGGCCAATGGACAACCAACAGGAATACCAAACGATGTCTGCGGATGATATCCGTAATATGCCGATGGATCAGTACACGAAAATGCGCGAACGGCTCATGCAAGCGACTCGGAACTCCCGAGGCCGTTTCTAAAACCAAATAACCCAACAACTAACTATCCACGGAGGATATTAAAATGGCCCTTCCCGCCCCAGTAGGAGGTGCGATTACCGGAGCAGGTCTTGGTTCAATTACCACGACCGGTTATTCCAGTGACGCAACTCTTTCACCCGCAATTCAACAAATTTGGTCCAAGGAAATCTTGTTCCAAGCCATGCCAGTTCTGCGCTTTGAGCAGTTCGCAGTAAAGAAGACCGAATTGGGCGTTCAGCCTGGTTTGACCATCAACTTCATGCGATACAACAACCTCAGCGTTGACGAATCAGCAGGCGCCACGCTCACCGAAGGTGTGCGTATGGAGCCTGTTTCTTTGTCAGCAAGCCAGATTCAGATCACCGTGACCGAACATGGTCAAGCAGTTGCCGTTACGGAACTCTTGCTCAATGCGGCATTTGACGATGTTATGGCTTCGTCATCACGCTTGCTCGGTCGCCACATGGCACAAAGCATGGATATCCAGGCCCGTAACACGCTGTACAAGGCTGGCGTTCCGTTTGGTGGCGGCTCTGCTGTCGCTCCGTCAGTTGTCTTCGGTCGCACCGCCGCTTCGGCTCGTGGCGCACTCAGCCCGTACGACGCTGGTACCCTCGGCTCGGCTTCTGCACCTGGCTACCTCTCGCCTGCCTCCATCAAGGACGCAGTTGAAGTTCTTGCTGGTCAGAACATCCCGCGCTTGGGCGACACCTATGTCTGCTTCGTTCACCCCGCACAGGCTCGTTCGCTCCGCGACTGGCCCGAATTCATTGAAGTCACGAAGTACGCCGCACCTGGCAACTTCATGCTCGGTGAAATCGGTCGTATCTACGATGTCGTGTTCATTGAAACCACACAGGTCAAGAAGGGCTTGGACGCAACTGCGTCTGGCGCCCCGTTGTACGAACTTGGCGCAACCCTTGACAGCAACGCTTCGGCTGGCTTCCAGGAGAACGCTGACGCTTACAACGCCATCATGATCGGTGACAACGCATTCGGTCACGCTATTGCCCTCCCGGTTGAACTCCGTGACGGTGGTGTCATTGACTTCGGTCGTGAACACGGCTTGGCTTGGTACGCAATTTGGGGCTTCGGAGTTATTACTCACGAATCCCGCGTTGTTATCAACACCCTCGGTGGTTCAATTTCCTGATTCTTAGAATCAATCTAGTGTTGGTGGTGGGGGAGAAATCCCCCACCATTAATAATTTCATAAAACAAACAATAGGAGAAACCCATGACATCGCGTAAAAATACGATGGCTTTTGCAGAACAACAAGATGACATTGATGAAGCAGTGGAAGTCTTGGAACAAACACCTAAGGCAGTAGCGCCAGTCACTGCAAGTAACTCTGATGACAACTTCGTTGTTGCCCGTGTTAAGGGCACATGGAAGATGTATTGGGGTCGCACTACTTTTGAGTTCGTAGACGGAAAGCGCTACAAACTCCCCCGTGACTTGTACGACTACCTCGTGCGTCACTCCAACATCTACGACACCGTTTGAGGTAACTAATGGCACTGATCGTCCCCAACGCTACTGCGACAGGGTCTTCTAACAAGTATTCAAACATTAACCAAGCCGAACCCGACTCGGTTGACTTTGAAGCACTTGGGAACACTCTGAACTATATCCGTAGTGGCGGTGGGGTTACGGTTTCAGGTGGCACCACAGTAAGTGTTGCCGCTGGTGTAGCCATTATTAATGGAGTGCCCTACTCTTTTGATGCGCTTTCTTTTAACCCCGCCGTAGCCTCTCAGACACGGTTTGACCTCATTGTGGTTCGTCTAGCGGGAAGTACCGCCACGCTTACGCTGATATCAGGCGCTGAGAACGATACTAACCCTACGCTCCCACAGAGTACTAACACTCTTGCTAGTGGAACTAGTCCTTTAGTTGGTTCTAATTATTACCCAAGTACTGATGCTCTGATTGCGACTGTATATCGTATCCCATCGGGTTCCTTAACTGACGCAAATATTGTGGACAAGCGCATCATAAACTCAGCGCCCGTTACCTATGCATCTGCGTCTGCTCCTACAACTAATGCTAAGGATGTCATTGGAGATACTGTTATCTCTGGTGGCGTTACTTATGTTAGAACGACCTCGGGTGGTTGGTCGGCATTGTCAACAACGGTTGATGTTGAAGGCGCAAAGATTCCCATTGGTGGCATTTTTGCCTTTGCTGGTACGCATAACACCACCGCATCCCCCAATGCCGCTTTTTATCTTGAGTGTAACGGTCAGGGATTATCTAAGAGTGGCGAATCTAATAAATATCTATCATTATTTAATGCTATTGGTTATTCTTTTCCTAATCCAGCCACTGGTTTATTCCCAACCAGTGGAGATACTTTTTACTTACCAAACTTAACTGGTGAAACTGGTGTAGTTGGGGCAACCTCAGCAGAAATCAGTACTAACGGTAAGGTAGCCAGTTCAGCAAATACGGCTACCCTAGACCTCGCTAAACTTCCCGCCCACGACCATACATACAGCACCGTAGTTGGTAACAAATCTGGAACAACGAGTTTTGGTAATATTACTGGTAACCCTGCAAGTAACTACTCTTTAACTGGGAGTATGTCTGGTACTGGACATGCCCACTATACCTATGCTGGTGCACCAGGTGGTACTAAGTATTTTGCTATCAGATCATCAATTCCTCTAAATACACCCCACTATGAAGCGGATTATTATCCTGGTGCTTACGGTGGTACTGGAATGGTTCTTACATCAGATTCACCTACGGACATTACAACTGGCGCTACTGATTCTGGTGGCACCCCCACAGTTACACTACCAACAACAGTTAATATTACTGTTCCTGTTGGTAGTACAACTACTACTATTAATGTGGGTACTGTTGCAGGTACTACGAGCAGTACTGGTTCCACTAATGCATTTAGTATTCTTTCTAAAAGCATTCGCGTTCGCTGGTTTATTCGCCACACATGAGCGATACACCTATTGAACCAATTGAAAATGTTGCCGCGGAGCAGATCATTCTGAAGCGCGGTTTTATGGTCCACCGACTGCGTGATACCCAACCTGGCGTTAATCAGGCCGCCCAAGACTCAATTCCGGGAGCAGGTTCCGGCGATCAATAGTAGGATAGGTGTTCATGGCAACCATCACAGATGTTGAAACAATTGCAAGAACCTATCTACGGGACTTTCCGAAGTTCTTTCAGGTATCATTTCCTGTAGTAGGTCGCACATATGAGTTGGGTCATATCAACATTGACACCAGCACTATTTGGGTTGCCAAGTATTCAGGCTCAGGATCAGCCTCAACATTGGCTCCCAGCGAATACACGATTGACTCCCGTAATGGTGTTGTCCGATTATCTAACACGCTGTCATCAAGCACGACACTGTTAGTTGAGGGTTACTATTATGAATGGGTTACCCCAGATGATCTTTCTTTTTACGCCCAGCGCGCCGTTGAAAAACACACGGTTAACCTAAAATATAAACTTGAAGAAATGTCTGATGTTGTTATTAACGCCATCGGCATTGCCACGATCTGCGAAGCACTTTGGGCGCTAATGACTGAGTTCAGTCGTGACATTGATGTTATGACCTCAGAATCAATCCACATCCCAGCCAGCCAGCGTTTCCGTATGGTGCAATCATTACTGGCGCAGTGGGAAGGCGAATACAAGCGACATGCCGCCGCTCTTAATATCGGCTTTGACCGTATTGAAGTGTTCACCCTTCGCCGTAACTCGCGTACCACGAACTACCTTGTTCCCTTGTACCGCCCGCGCGAACTTGGTGATTACACAATGCCTGAACGCCTATGGCCCGCTATTGATGAAGGTGTTGTGGAAAATGAGGCTAAGGAAGAGGACCTCCGTACGGATGTTCTTATTGACGGCGCAATTCCTACTGGATCATTCTCTAACATCGCGTATTACTGATAACCATGGATGTCCGCAGAGAGTTATCCGTTATCAGGAAGCATTACCGCTCATACCATTCTCAGGCTGGCGAAGCCATTGTATGGTATGAGTTTGTACCATTGGGCACTAGCGCCTCAGCATCCAGCCTCTACGATGATGTTTACGACGAAGGTACCTATGGTAATGGTGGTCGTCGCTACAAGACTGGTGTAGTCGTTCCTGTCCTGATGATTACGGAATCTGAGGATCAGAAGCGCGCTATTCCTGAGGGTCGTCAGCCCACTCAATTAACTAACTTTGTGGCATCTATTGATGACTTCCGAGCCGCTGGTATTTCTGCCCCTTGGGAATACCAAAACCGCCTTAACGACATGTTCCAGTATGACGGGCGCTATTTTAGCGTGGTGTCCTACCGAGTCCGTGGTCGCGCCCGAGATGATGTCATGCTCGTTGTTGAGGGTATTGAGACCTACATCTCTCAGGAAATGGTCAATGACCCAGGTCCTGCGGCTTATTCAGTATCTGACCTTCCTTGGCCCACATCAATAGCAAATTTAGGATAAAATACATGTATTGGAGATGCGCGTCTTCAATGCACATTGCCTAGATTCTCAAAGGAGGTAGTTATGTCTTTCTATACCTTTGGCATCAAATCTATGGCAAATAAAGATTCTTTAATACCTATCTCTGAAGATGATCCGATTGTTCAGATGGTTGAATCCTTTAATGGTAAGAACAATAAGTTTAATAAGGCTGTCATGGACGGTATTAAAAAGTACGAAAAAGAGGCGCGCTCTAATCTAAGTATGTACCCCGAGTGGGCTGATATTGCTTCCCACCTCACGGTTGGACTCTCTACGGATGGTCAATCACTTTCATATTCCGTACAGGGTGGCTCTGACATTGAGCAAAAGTACATGGAACTTGAGTATGGTGGTCCTAATAGTGGTGCTGGTGGGCGTGTTCGTTCAATGGCAAATAGCGGAGACATTCTGGCTAAAATCCTAGACAATGCCCTAGAAGAGGTTATGTAATGACTAACCCCGGATTCCTTTTAGCAGAAGATGCCGCTGTAAAGACCCGTTTCTCGGGTATGACCGTAACAGATGATAAGAATGCCGCACGACCCGTACAGGTGTTCTTCCGTTACCCTGAGGGTGACACAGAGCGCACCTACCCATTTATTACCATTGAAATGATTGACATTGTTCATGCCTTGGATCGTCAGCATTCAGAAGTACAGTTATATGCTTCCACTAGCGGAGCCGCTTCTTTGCAATATACGGGGCCAAACGCTCTTCAATACTGGCCTAGCGAGCACTATAATTTTACACAATTTGCTGCGTCTGCTTCTATGGTTGCCACCAATGAATTTGTACCAGTAGACATCCTATATCAGGTGTCTACTTACACCCGCTCTGCATTGCATGACCGCCAACTTAGTTCTCAAATGCTCCATAGTCGCGCTCGTTTGCGTTATGGCTTTATAGATGTACCTGAGGATGGAACCATCCGCAGATTTGATCTCCTTGATTGGGTTACAGCCGACCTCCTTGACCCTGAGGCTGGCTACCGAAAGAGGATATTTAGAAAAGTGTATACTTTAAAAATGTCCGCAGAAATGACAACTACAAGTATGGTAGCCTCTAAGCGAGTTGCCACAATTAGTAGTAGTATTTCTTATATGAACTCCAACCTGACCGAAACCTATTAAATAATCCACTGGAGGATTACTCATGGCTTATACCCGCCCCGGAGTCTATGTAACAGAATCTCCGTTAAAGACAATTGCACGAGCAGACAACGGAACCGCTACTGCGGCTTTTGTTGGTATTAACCCTCGTGGACCACTTACTCCAACCCTGATTACCTCATGGTCCGCATATACCAACCAATTTGGTGACCTTAACACCTTGTATGATTTGGGTTATGCCGTGTATCAATTCTTTGCCAATGGTGGTCGTAGTTGTTATGTATCTCGCGCTACTTACGCTAACGCAGTCAATGCCACCGCTGCTTCAGTTATGTACTACCAGCCAAATAGCACTACTGCGTCAGCCTCATTGTTTAGTGCCACGGCGCTTGATCCAGGTACTTTTGGTAATGACATCACGCTAACCACAACTGCTGGCACCACCACATTAGATGTGGCTTCAAATAACTTCCCAACATTTAACTTGTCGGTTAAACTAAATGGTGTAGAAGTTGAATTATGGAATGAACTCAGTCCATCACCAAACAGTAGCCGTTATGCTCCAATTGTTGTTAACAACTACTCTGCATATGTAAATCTTACTAATTTTGCCGCACAGACATCGGCATCCGCTGGGTTTACTTATACAGGAGCGAGCGTTGCTGGATTTGCTTTAAATAAAGCATTTACTGGTGGTAATGCAGGTACTGCCGCTGTCGGATCAGCCGCACCAGCAGATTGGGACACCCCATTCTCTACGGCTTTTAATAATTTGATTGATATTCCTGAACCTCTTATTATTAACGCAGTTGGTCAATTCCGTTCTGAAATTGTCAAGTCAGCACTCGCAGTTGCCGCTACTCGCGGTGATTCATTTGTGATTATTGACCCAGACCCGTCACTTACCACGCAGGTTGGTATCTCAGCAGTGGCTAACACCTATAACTCTGATCAGGGTTATGGCGCAGTGTATTACCCAATGTTGAAGATGACCGATCCCACTAAGACTGGTGTTGGCGCAATCCGTGACACATTCCCAGGTGGTGCAGTTGCTGGTATGTTTGCTCGTACTGAGGTAGAGCGCACAGTTGCTAAGGCTCCCGCAGGTTACAGCCTTGAGGTTCGTAATGCTCTCGGACTTGTTACTCCGTTTACAGAAGCAACAGTCGGATTGTTGTACGAATCAGGTGTTAATACTTTTAGGGCAGTTCCTGGCGCTGGAATTATTATCCAAGGTGCTCGTACTTTGAACTTGGGTAAGGCTGACAAATACATTCCTGTTCGTCGTACTTTAAACTATATTAAGAACAGTTCAAAAGAACTCACTCAGTTTGCTCTCTTTGAACCCAACGATTCGCGTTTGTGGTCAAGCATTACTGTAAAACTTAACAAGTTTTTGGCTGATTTGTGGGGATCGGGTGGACTTAAGGGTCGTACCCCGAGCGAGGCATTCTTTGTTGTATGTAACTCCACAAACAACACAGCAACATCTATTAGTAACGGACAAGTGAATGTACAAATTGGTGTATCGTTGTTGTACCCAGCGGAATTTATTGTTATTAATGTAAGTCAATGGCTTGGTGGAAGTACCACCATTGAAACTATCTAAGGAGAAACATGGCAGTATTAACTCGTACCGATCCATTGCGTGACTTTAAGTTCACGGTAAAGATTGTCCCAACGGGAATTTTGGAAACCGCTACCCCGAACATTGGTAATCTTGGTTTTGCCGTTGTTACTGGACTAAGCGTTACTAACGAAATGATCCCTTATCGTGAAGGTGGTATGAATACCCATCCACACAAGATGATTGGTCAGTCAGACTTTAACCCCATTACCTTCAGTCGTGGCGTGTTTGAAGGACAAGACCAATTGTGGCGCTGGCAGCAATTCATGCATTCTTGGACTCAAGGTGCTCTTGCTGATGATGCTGGTAGTACTGGTAGCCGTAATGATTAC